ACAACAGACCGACGGCAGTTTTAAACGTATTCCGGCGTACGGCGAAAAGTCCGGCCGCCGCATATCGTGGCTAGTGTACGGCACGGACCGACGCCTGGACGACGTCCGCGGGCAGCCGCTGTTGTCTCTCGTCCTGCAGTCCCTAAAGGAAATAGACCGCTATCGCGACAGCACGCAACGCAAAGCCGTAATTAATTCGATCATGGCTATGTTTATCAAAAAGACTGCCGACAAACCGGGCACGCTGCCAATGACTGGCGCGGCTACTCGCCGGGGCTCGGCTGACGTCACAGACAACACAACTAAAGGCACACCCCGCCGCTTCAACATGTCCGCGCATATCCCGGGCGTAGTGTTCGAGGAACTACAAGTCGGGGAGGAGCCCGTCGTCCGGAGGCGAGGGCACCGACACAAACTTCGGCACGTTCGAGGCGGCGATCCTAAACGGCGTCGGCTGGGCGTTGGAGATACCGCCGGAAGTGCTGACGCTGTCGTTCGAGAAAAACTACAGCGCCAGCCAGGCGGCTATAAACGAGTTCAAAATGTATATCAACCGGTTCTGGTCAAATTGGGGCGAAAGCTTTTGCACACCGATATACCAGGAGTGGCTCGTCAGCAGCGCATTGCGCGGCACTATCCGCGCGCAGGGCTTGCTCGACGCGTGGCGTGACCCTGCAAGGTATGCCGAGTTTGCGAGCTGGACGTGCGCCGACTGGTACGGGTCGATCAAACCATCGACCGACATGGCGAAAGCTGGCAAGGCGTCGCAGATATTGGTCGCCGAGGGCTGGTCGAACAACGCCCGCGAGTCCCGCGTACTAACAGGGACCAAGTTCTCGCGCAACATGAAGCGGTTGAAAGCCGAAAACAAACTAAAAGCGGACGCCGCTCGACCCATGCTCGAGATCGAGAAGGAGTTCGGCAGCGACGCCATGGCAAAAGCAGAGCGCGCGGCGTTGTCCGCACAGCTCGAGGAAGTGACCGAAGCGTGGGCCGAAGCCAATGCAGATAGATAATGCGACGTTTACGCTGTCGCCGGTCCACGACTTCGGGCTGGCACTTTCCACCGGCGTTGTGAAGGGGGCGGCAGGCACCAACCGGAGCCACTCCAAACCGAATATCCCCTCCCCCGGCGAATTTGTCGTCGTGCCCGGTGCGGACTACGGGCCGAGGGATTACCCGTTCCTACCTGCAGGCGGGGCCGGCATCACAATCGAGTCGAGCACCAACGACGACATAGGGCGCGTCGTAATGGTGGAAGGGCTGGGCGCCGACGGCGCTGCACGGTCGGCAGAGGTGGTACTCCAAGGCACAACGCCCGTCACGTCGACAGGGTGGTGGCGCATTAACGACGCGGTGACAGTCGGCACAGAAGCGACAGTCGGCACGGTGACAGTGCGCAGGGCGGCCGACGCCGCGGTGCTTTTCACATACAGCGCCGTCGCGCAGCAAGGCTTCCCCGGAGTGTACACCGTACCAGCAGGGAGCACGGCGTCAATTATTGGCCTGATCGCTTCGATGCAAAAGTCGACGGGGTCCAACACGGCCGCCATCATACGAATTTATACGCGCCCAGCAAACACAAACATTTTCTACCTGGCCTTTGCCACAGTCGCGCAAAGAGACGGGGACCCGTCCCCCGAATTCAAGAACCCCGCACCCGACCGAGTGGCGCCCGGCACCGATGTCATTTTTACCGTCGAGGGGGAGACGTCAGGGCAGGCGGTTTTTATACGGGCATCATGGGTTTTACTCAGTACTAGCATTTACCCGCTGGGCGGTGTTAGCATATAACAAAATATAGGAGGCGCGCGCATGTACCATTGGTTACTCGCGACAGAAGCAAAACGCGTTATGGAGGCGGCGTACTCACAAGCCGCCAACGTGACCGCAGAGCAGCAGGCACAATTCGAAGCGGCCAACGGCTTCAAGGCGGGCGACAGCTCCCGCGTTCTGACCGTTGCGGGCAAAACCGCCGAGATTACGATCTCGGGGATTATGACAAAGGCCCCCAGTTTTATGGCGATGCTGTTCGGCGGGGGCAACACCACGTACAGCGAGATCAACGCCGCCCTGCACGCCGCCGAGAACGACCCCAACATCGAGCGGATCGAGATGTCCGTCGACAGCCCCGGTGGCACAATCGACGGCCTTTTTGACACTATCGCTGCCATGCAGGCAGTAAAGAAACCGATTAAAGCTGTCGTCTCAGACATGGCCGCGTCCGCCGCGTTCGCGCTTGTGAGTCAAGCCGACGAAATTGTCGCAGCCAACCGCGCGACCCGCTTCGGGTCCGTCGGCATCGTAGTGACGATGTCAAACGACGACAGCCGCGTGGATATAACCAGCACCAACGCACCCAACAAGCGCCCCGACGTCAACACGCCGGAGGGCCGCGCAGCCGTGGTCGAGGAACTGGACGCGCTGCACGAGATTTTTGTCGAAGCTATCGCCGAAGGGCGTGGCGTTTCGGCCGATACAGTAAACGCCGAATTCGGACAGGGCGGAACCGTTCTGGCCGGAGAGGCATTAAAGCGAGGCATGATCGACGGCATACAGGGCGCAGCCCTAAGCATCGTCGAGAGTGGATCGTCTAACGCAACCGCCAGCCATGGCGGGGACCAAACCGGAGACCGGAAAATGGACCTAAACACACTAAAGGCCCAGCACCCCGACGTATATGCGGCGGCTGTGCAGGAAGGCACAACACAGGAACGCGACCGCGTGAGCGCGCACCTGATCATGGGCGAGATGTCGGGAGACATGGCGACCGCAACGCAGGCGATCACCGACGGCGAGCAAATGACCGCTAAGCTTAACGCCACTTACATGGCCGCAGGCATGAATAAGCGCGACACGGCAGCAGCCGCAGCCGACACGGCAGCCGCTACGGCAGCCGCAGCCGGTGCAGACAACACGGACGCCACGGCGGACGAGTCGGACGCGGTGACAGCACTTGTCGAGCAGGGCCTCGGCATTGAACAAGGGGGTGCGTAGTCATGGCTAATATTCGCATTCAAAAAGTAGACACGGGCAGCGTCGGCCTAGGCGGCGGACAATTCCGTGATAACTTGCTGACGTTCGCAGGCGCGGCCACTGTTGCCGAAGGCACAATCCTTGCCCGCGATTCCGTGTCGGGCAAGCTGGTCCCCTTCGTTAAAGGCGGCACCACCAACGAAAACGGCATACCAAAGGCGGTTTTAACGTACGACGTAACGGCTGCAGGCGCAGGCGACGAGTCAGTGCGCGCGATGGTATCGGGTGACGTTCGAAAAGAGCGTTTAATTATTAACGCGGACGGCGACGGCTCCAACGTCGACACCGCAGTGCTTGACCAGTTGCGCGACTTCGGCCTTGTTGCCGTTGACGTTAACGAGTTGGGCGGACTAGATAACCAATAAGGGGACGACCATGTCAGGCAAGAACACGGCGCGCATGATAGGCGCGTATTACCAAGAGGCCGAACCGACCTCCTTTTTCGCAGGCATGTTCCGCGCACGCCCTGAAAACTTCCACAACTCCGAGGAAGTAGAGATCGACATCGTACGCAGTGACGAGGAAGTGTCGATCGTGGTGCAAGATTTAAGCACCGGCTACCGCATGAATAGCGAGGACCTTTACACAAATAAAGGTTTCAAGCCGCCAATCCACAAGGAAGCGGTCGTCGTCAATTCTCACGACCTGATCAAACGCATGCCAGGACAAAACCCTTTCGAGGACCCGGCGTTCCGTGCCAATTTGATCATGCGCGTGTTTAATGTAATGCGCAAAACCGAGCGCAAAATCCGCCGCGCTATGGAGCTGCAAGCCTCGCAGGTTATGCAGACCGGCAAGGTAACATTAACCGACGCGAGCGGCACGGCTGTCTACGAGCTGGACTACAAGCCTAAAGCGTCGCATTTCCCGACGGTGGGCACTTCGTGGGCCACGGCCGCCTTGGCTGGGAAGCTGGGAGACGTCAAGTCGCTTTGCGATGTCGTTCGAGGTGACGGCCTGATGAAACCTGACCGCATCATCTTTGGCGACGCAGCGTGGGAGAACCTACTGCAGACCGACGGGTTCCTTGACCGCTTCGACGCACGTCGCGCGAACCTTGGCGAGATCAACGCAATGCGCAACCTTGGCGAGGGTGGTATCTACCACGGCGTCATGGAAGTGGGCAATTACTCCCTTGAGGTTTGGACGTACGACGGCCGCTACAAGGACCCGCAGACAGGGAACTCGACGCAGTTTATGGACAGCGGCAAGTTTATCGTACAAGCGGCAAATGGTCGCCTCGACGCTTCGTTCGGTGCGATCCCTAACATTGGCGCGTTGCTAGGCATCGGCCAGCGCATCCTGCCAGAGTTGCCGTCGCGTATGAGTGGCCGCTCGCAGGGCATGGACTTGTCGACTAACGCGTGGCTGAGTGCAGACAACGAGACGATCTACGCCGGTGTGGGCTCACGCCCACTAATGATCCCGGTCGCGATTGACACGTTCGGCTGCGCTGACACCCAGCTATAAGAAAAGCGGCTCGCCACGGCGGGCCGCCTTTCCCATTTTTGAACAGGTGAGAATATGCCAAGTAATAAAGAATTGATCGAAGCCATTGCCGCAGTGTCGCCAGAGACCGACGTCTCGGGAATGAGTAACGCGCAAATGACTGAAAAGCTTAAAGAGCTGCGCACAGAGCCAGCAGAGCCAGCGCCAGCAGAGCCAGCGCCAGCAGAGCCAGCGCCAGCAGAGCCAGCCGCCGCGGAGTACACTGTCGCGCCAGGCAAGGCGATAACAAGCAAGAAAGGTATTTTGTCAGGCGACACCGCCGACGAAGTGACCGCCGACATGTTGGCAGGCGGAGACGAGGCAATAAAAAGCTTTGTGAAGTCCGGCCACATCATCGAAAACAAAGGTTAAACCGATGGGCTTGCGCGACCTAGCAGAACGAGACCTCGGTCTCATACTCGAGAACACCGAGACGGGCTTCGGGTGGCCGATAACGGTCACGGACCCCGCCGGGGTGTCTAAGCCGCTGAAAGGTTTCTCGAACGACATCGCGCAAGTCATCGACCCCGACACAGGACAGCTCGTCAGCGGGCGGTCTGCGTCAGTATCCATAAGGCTCGCGGCGCTCACAGCTGCGGGCTTTTCATCTTTACCGCGCAACGTAACAGAACGCACGTCGAAACCGTGGATCATCCAATTCGACGACATAAACGGGCAGCCGTGGACGTTTAAAGTGCGCAGTGCCGACCCTGACCGGGCGCTCGGCCTGATTGTTTGCATGCTCGAGGACTATCGACAATGAGCCAACCTCTCGAGCTAATAGACAAGCAAGACAATTTCGAACTGATCGCCGACGAGATCGCCGCGATTATTAAAACCGAGGCGGCCGCGCAGGCCGCACTCGCTGCGTCCACCGGCAAGCCAGACCCCACGCTGTGGGACTTGCGTGTCTACCAGGATAGGTCGAACCGCTGGGAAATGTTCCCGCCCGATGTCGACACCGAGACACCGGTGGTCAATGTATGGTTCGACTCGACAGATTACGTCGCAAACAAAAGCGACCCGACCGGCAGGCAGTGGTCGTCGACTACGTACAACATCGACCTGTACGGGTACGGCGTCAGCTCCGACAACCCGGCGGGGGGTCAGCTAGTAGGTGACGCGCAGGCGGCGCAAGCGGTAAAGCGCGCCATCAAGCTAGTGCGTAACATTTTAATGAGCTACAAATACACCTACCTCGAGCAGAAAGGGCTCGTCGGCTCCCGTTGGATCGAGTCGATCACATATTTCCAACCCCAACAGGACGCCGAGAACACCGCGCACGTCGCAGGGGCACGTATTGCTTTTAATGTTCAATTCAACGAATATAGTCCTCAATACGCGCCGGAAGTGCTTGACCTAATTTCAGCGCGCCTAAAAAGGGCGGACGATAACGAGATCGTGATCGAGACCGACTACGATTTTACAACCTAGAACCGGAGGCCACACCATGGCAACAAGTACCGCAGTCGATCTCTCCGCCGTTGCGCGCGTGCTCGGCATTAAAACCGAATTTGTAGACCTGCGTGCAGGGGGTGCGGTTGCGCTCCCACAACGCATCGCAGTCGTAGCACAAGGCGCGAGCGCCGCAACGTACGACACGACAAAGCGACGCGTAACCAGCGCGGGCGAAGCTGCCAGCCTGTACGGCTTCGGCTCCCCGATCCATTTAATCGCCCGCGAGTTGCTGCCTATAAACGGCGACGGCGTCGGCTCCGTACCCGTGACCGTGTACCCTCTCGAGGACGACGGCGCAGCGATTACCGCTTCGGGCGACATAACTCCGAGCGTGACGACTGCCGAGCTGTCAAATTACAACATCGTCGTGAATGGTATCCCGTCGGCGGCGTTTACCGTTGAAGCGGGCGCAGCCGTGGCAGACATCACCGCAGCGATTACCGCAGCGATTAACAGCACACTAGAGCTGCCAGTCGTAGCAACAGACAACACCACCGACGTCGCCATCGACGCGAAGTGGGGTGGCGAAAGCGGTAACGCGATCACCGTCGAGGTGGTAGGCGCAACCGACAAGGGTGTCACGTACGCCATCACGCAGCCAACCGGCGGTGCCACAAACCCCGACGTGCAAGACGCGCTCGACCAAGTCGGCAACGTATGGGAGACGTTATTCATTAACGCTATGGAGAGCACCGACACCGCCACGCTTGACAAGTTCGCGGCGTTCGGCGAAGGCCGGTGGGGCGCGTTGACACGCAAACCGATGGTCGCTTTCGTGGGCAACACCGAGGCGGACGTCACGACCGCGACGGCCGTCACTGACGCGCGTGCAACAGACCGCACCAACTCGCAGCTAGTCGCACCCGGCTCGGCGAATCTACCGTTTGTGGTAGCCGCTCGCGCCGTCGCACGCATCGCGCCAATAGCGAACAACAACGCGCCGCAAGATTACGCCCGCCAGCGCTTGACAGGTATCACGCCAGGCACCGACGCGCAGCAGTGGACATACCCGCAGCGAGACCAAGCCGTTAAAGCAGGCAGCTCGACCGTCGACGTCGTGGACAACGTGGTGAACCTTGCCGACACTGTGACGTTTTACCACCCTGCAGGCGACCCGCTTCCGGCGTATCGCTACGTGAACGACATCGTCAAATTGCAAAACATAATTTTTAACGTCGACCTGATATTCAACACGGCCGCGTGGGACGGTGCGCCGTTGATTCCTGACGACCAGCCCACTGTCAACGCCACGGCCAAAAAGCCAAAAATGGCGACCGGTGCGCTCGGCGCGCTTTGGGACTCGCTGGCGCTGAACGCGATCATCTCCGACGCAGACTTCGCGAAGGACAACACGCGCGCCAACATTAACGAGAGCAACCCGAAGCGGTTAGACATCGCTGCGACGTTTAAGCTTTCGGGTAATGCGAACATTATCAGCACCGACTTAAACTTCGGTTTCTTTTTCGGACAAGCCGCAATAGTGGCGTAAAATAGGAGCGATCAACATGGCAGCAGTCGGTGGTCCAATAGAAAGCATTGCGCTAGACGGTCGAGAGTTCGCCGTCGCGCAGGACGCAGAAGTCAACCGCAAGCTGGGCGGCTTCGAGAACGAGGTGCAGTCCAACGGCGACGGCACCGCGCGATTAATTAAAACCCGAGTACCCCTACAGCTCGACGGTCTAACCCTGGTAGTCGACGACGACCGAGGCGACCACGAGTACCTGCAGGACTTGCAAGATCGCGGCGATTATTTCCCCGTCGTGATCACCTACGCGAGCGCCGCAGTGTACGGCGGCACGGGCCAGTTGACCGGCGAGACGCAGTACAGCAGCGCCAACGCGACGGCGTCCGTCAACGTCATGGGGCCGGGTAAACTGCGCAAGCAGTAACGAACTAAAAAGGCACTATCGACGCGCGGCTACTCGCCTTGCCCATGCCCGCCCCCAGCGGGGCGCGTCGACCCATTCAAAAGGTGAGCAACATGACAAAACAGGCAGTCGCCCGAGAGGTGGCGTTATCAGAATTCGAAGCTTTCGCAGAAGCGTGGGACATCGAGACGGACCTGTCAAAAATGGACGAGGACAGCCGTGTCGACTTCGAGAAGTTATCGGGCCGCGTCGTTTCCGCCATAGAAGCGGGCCGCGCTAACGTGGGCGATGACGGAAGCTTGAACTACCAACTAAAAACCGCCATCGGTGATTGCGCCGACGTAACCTTTCACGTACCGAAAGGCGTGGATTATATGGCGATGGACGCGTACAAAGACAAAGAGACCGTCCGAAAGCTTTTTGCTTTTATGGCATCGATTACCAAAAAGAATGTGAAACTGTTCGGCAGCATGTCGGGGCCGGACTTTAAGTTCGCGCAGGCAGTGGCCACCCTTTTTATGGGGTCGTAAGTACCCCGCTGGTCCGGCTTGGTGTAGACTACTGGCACAAGGCGCACGTCCGCGCCAACGTCTACCCCGAGATGGTTTTGCAAGTATCGCAAAGTTATCAGGCATTGCCGGACGTGCGGACACTTACGACGCGCGAGCTGCGTTTCTTTTATAACGGAGTTCGCCGCACACTACAGGAGCACACGAAGTCAAATGGCTAGTCGTTTTTCAGTCGACGCGGTGTTCCGCGCAGTGGATAAAATAACCGCCCCAGTTAGTAAAATGGGGCAGAGCGTCCGCCGCTTCAACCAAGGACTAGAGCGTGGCCTCCGCCGCACGAACCGCGCAGTCGGTAACGTCAACGCGGGGCTAATGCGCACAGGTGCCGTCGCAGGTGGCGCACTAGCCGTCGGGGCGGGCATAGGCGTCCGCGCATTGAACAAAGTGGCCGACGCGGCCGACAACCTCGCAAAGACTTCCCGGCGCATAGACTTCCCCATCGAGGACCTGCAGGAGTGGGGCTTCGTCGCATCGCAGAGCGGCGTCGACACAAAACTGTTTGAATCCAGCCTCGGCGCATTTACGAAGCGACTAGGCGAAGCGCGTGCAGGCTCCGGCGCCCTCGTTACGTTGTTAAAAAAGACGGACACCGCCTTGCTCGACCAAATCACCAGCGCGGGCAGCAGCTCCGAAGCTTTCGAGATACTAATCAACAAAATGCGCGAGACGACCAACGCGTCGGACCGTGCCGCCCTCGCGTCGGCAGCGTTTAGCCGTGCGGGCCTAAAACTTGCCAACATATCAGACAACAGCGCCGACGCCATTGCGCGTCTACGTAAAGAGCAGCGCCAAAACGGCGTCATAACCATGCAGCAGGCGCAAGTCCTCGAGGCGTACAACGACAGCGTGGACAGCTTGAAACGGTCTATTTTCGGACTGACCGCCGATGCGGTCTCACCTCTCGCGCCAGAGCTGACGAACCTAGCGAAAGCGACGCGCGGGTGGATCGTAGAAAACCGCAAGCTAATTTCCCAGCGCCTCGCAGAGGGAATCCAATTTATAACCGACAACGCCGACAGTCTGTCGCAAGTCGCACTCGGGCTCGTTAAGGTGTTAGGGGGTTGGCTGGCCATGGTGATCGCCTTGAAAGTGGCGACCCTCGCGTTTAATACCGTGATGCTCGTCGCCAAGGTGGTCACGTTCGCGTGGGCCATCGCGGGCAAAGTACTCGTCGCGACCGGCTGGCTCGCGGTGGGGCTGTTTAAGGCCCTGCGGTTCGTCGTCCTCGCGTTCAACCTCGCACTGACAGCCAACCCCATCGGCCTGATCGTCGCCGCCATCGGCTTGCTGATCGCAGGGGGCATCGCGCTCGCTGCGAATTGGGACAGCGTCGCCGCGACCATGTCAGGCGTGTGGGAGAGCATAAAAAGCGCCACCGCTTCGGGCGTCGAGTTCGTGTCGGGCATGCTGGACAAGATTCTCGCGCCATTTAAAATGATAAAAGACGGCATCGGGGCAATCGCAGGAGCGGCGGGCAGCTTACTCGGGGGCAAAGCGTCCGTCGAAGTAACCGACGGGACGGGCGCAGGCCAAAACACCCCGCAGGTGATCACTGCCGCCGAACAAACAGCACGCAGCATCGAGGAACGCCGCACGACCAGCTCCGCCGAGCTGACGATCCGCGACGAGACCGGCCGCGCCGAGTTACAACAAGACAAGAACACGGCGGCAGCTATCCGCCTTGAATCATCGGGGGCCTTTTAATGAGTTGGCAAGACAGAATACGGTCCGCGCAGTATGACGCGCCCAGCGGTTCGACGCACCCTTTCGACTTCGAGGACGTGTCCCGGTCACAAGACTTTAAAAACTCCGCTTTCGAGTATCCAGACGGCGAGGGCACGTACGTCCAAAGCCTCGGCAGCACCGGCCGCCGATACCCTATCCAGGCGATATTTTGGGGTGACGACTACGACATCGCCGCCACCGCTTTCGAGCAAGCACTGACGGAGCGTGGGGCGGGGCTACTGACGCACCCGATATACGGGCAAATCGACGTGGTGCCTGTCGGGTCCGTAGACAGAACCGACCGCCTGAAAAGCGGTGCGAATCAAGCAGTCGTCGCGGTGACGTTCTACGAGACGACCGGCGTCGTGTACCCTGACGGGGTGGCCAACCCCGCCGACGCGATAGTCGCAAGCGTGGCAGCTTTCAACGACGCAAGCGCCGCGGACTTCGCCGACGGCCTCAACGTTGCCACCGTGTCAGAGGGTGTGACGTTCGCTAACCAGTTTAAAAATTTTATAGCCACGGTCGACGGCGCACTGTCAGAAGTGGCAGAGCAACAAGCCGACGTGTTCTCGCAGTATGACGCTGTGAAGGCGTCCATTGATACCGGCATCGACGTCCTAGTGGGCAAGCCGCTGACGCTTGCGTTCCAAGCGCAGCGCCTTTCGCAATTGCCCGCGCAGATCGCAGGGGGTGCCGCGGCTCGCCTTGACGCGTACGGCAACCTCGCGCGGTCCCTGTCCGGCGCACCGACGGCGAGCCCCGGCCTTGATAATTTAGCGCTTAACGCCTTCAAGGGCGGCGAGGTCAATGCGACCGCCGCCGTCGCCGCCATGGCGCTGTCTATTGTGACCAGCGAGTTCGAGACGCAGAATGACGCGCTGGCTGCAGCGGACGACGTCCTGTCGGCGTTCGACGCTGTCGTCGCATGGCGCGACGCGAACTACCCGGCGTTGGGCAGCATAGACACCGGAGACGCCTACCAACGCCTACAGGACGCCGTTGCGACCGCCGCTGGGTTCGCGGTTGACCTGTCTTTTAGTTTAAAGCGCGAGCAGCGCCTCACACTGACGCGCTCCCGTTCTATCATCGACCTGGTTGCCGAGCTATACGGCAGCGTCGACGACCGGCTGGACTTTTTCATAAATTCAAACAGCCTAACAGGTGACGAAATTCTCGAGATACCTGCAGGGCGCACGGTGGTGTACTACGTATGAGCTACACGACCCGCGACGGCGACACGTTCGAGACAGTATCGCGCAACGTCTACGGCGTAGCGACTGACGCGGCGCTGTTGCGGTCCGCCAACCCCGGCACGCCGGAGCCTATGCCTGCAGGGCTGACCCTTCGCGTACCAGCGCAAGGCAACCGCCAGCCCATCGGCACGTCGGCGTCGGAGCGCAACGAGGTGGCCGTCCTGATAAACGGCGCGGCCTATTCTAGGTGGTCGACGGTCACTGTGACCCGCAGCCTAGACAGTTTAGACACCTACGAGTTGACAGGGCCGTTCGAGCCCGACGAGCCGGGGTTCCGGGAGACGTTCGCGCCTTTCTCTTTTGCCCCTGTTGTGATTACGGTCGGAGGGGCGCCGCTTTTCACTGGCACGCAGTTGACGCCGACACCTCAATTCGGCACGCCGCGCACCATAGCCGCCGCGGGTTACGCCCTGCCGGGCGTGCTGTCGGACTGCTCGCCACCCGCTTCGGCGTTCCCGTTGACGTTCAACGGGTTAGACTTGGCGCTGATCGCCACCCAACTCGCCACCCCCTTCGGCGTCCCCGTAATATTCGAGAGCAGTGCGGGTGCCACTTTCGACCAAGTCGAGGTACGCCCGACGGACACGGTGCTGTCGTTTCTGATAAAGCTGGCAAAACAGCGGGGCCTTGTAGTGGGCAACACGACAGCCGGTGCGCTGGTGTTCCGCAAGCCTGCGGCGTCGGTGCCCGTTGCTCGGTTGACCGCAGGATCGTCTCCGATGTTATCCGCCGCGCCGCAGTTCAACCCGCAGGCGTACTACAGCGACGTGACCGGCATCGAACCCGCCGACGTCGGCAACGAAGGGGGGCAGCAGTCAACAGTTAAAAACCCTTTTGCGCGTAATATTATGAGACCCAAAACCGTCGACCTGCCGGACCTAGCTGCCGGGGAACTCCAAGCCGCCACCGAGGCGGCGTTCGGCCGTATGCTGGCCAGCTCCGTCGAGTATTCCGTCGAGGTGTCAACGTGGCGCAACGAAGCGGGCGGCCTGTGGGAACCAGGGGACACCGTGACCGTGACCGCGCCCGGTGCTATGATTTACCAACCATACAATTTTTTGATCCGCTCCGTGACGTTCCGCAGACAAGACGTAGCGACCCTCGTCCTTGTCCTGCCTGAGTCGTTCGCGGGGGGAGTACCTGCGAGGCTACCATGGCAATAAACGGACTAATCCTATCAGTCGAGCGCCTGACGGGTCCCAACGGCGAGAAGTACCCGTCGATCAAGGTCGACCAGGGTGGCGGCGCAACCGTCAACGCGGTGCTAATGACCGACCCCAACGTCGACAGCCTCCCGCTGCCTGGCGATGTCGCGACCATCGACCCGACCAAGCGCAACGGCAAGCCCAACGCGTCCGGCTGTGTGGACCCGAAAGCAGAACCCACCGCGCAGCCGGGAGAGTTCCGGGCAACGGCGCGCACCGAAGGGGGTGCGGTCGTCGCAGCGGTACACGTAAAGGCCGACGGCTCCGTGGTCGTGACCACCGAAGCGGGGGACAACACGTTTAACCCGGACGGCTCGGTCGAATTCAGCAACGGCGCGCAGCTCGACCCTGCAGGTGACTACATATCCGCGACGGGTATCAGCCTCAACACCCACCGCCACGTCGGCAACCTCGGCGCACCGACAGGGCCTGCGATACCATGACTTTAAACGCGACGACCGGTGCGGCCCCCAGCGAGACGGCGGTACAAGCTCAAATACAGCGCGGCATTGACCGCGACCCCTTGCTGTCAAACGCCGCCATCGGTGCCGAATTGGCCGCCGCATATTACGCGTACAGCACCGAGGGGGAGCTGCCCGGTGCGGACCTAACCGCCGGGGGAGACGTGTCGATCCTCGAGGCCGCTTTCACAATGGACAACACCCCCGCAGGTGTCGCTAAACTGGCGCAAGGTATTTGCGACTATTGGGCGACATGCACCACCACCGGCACACCTGCACACGGTGGCACGGCGGTCCAGTCCGTAACGGTAAACGGGGCGGCTATGTACTCAGACATGACAGCAGCGATCACCGCATTCATATCGTCGCCTTCGCCCCCTGGCTTCGAGGGCCTGTACGCCGCCACCGAGGCTGTCGTCAAAACGATCCCGTGTGTTATAGTCGAGTTAATACCGCCGACGGCCACGCCGACGCCATTCCCGGAGACGATCACATGACCGACGTGCTACTTTTTCAGACAGACAACGACGGGGACATCGCAGCCACCTCGGCGGGCGTAGAATTGACCGACGGGCTGCAAACAGCCGTTTACTTATCAATGTTCGGGGGCAACGAGGACGCACAGCCATGGTGGGGGGACTTGTCGGAGAACGACCCCGCCAACACGTACCCCGCCCGCACAGCCAAGGCCATAAACGCCGCAATCGTTACCCCCTCGCGCATGTTACCCATAAAGGACGCCGTCCTCTCCGACCTGTCGTGGGTCGTTGCTGGTGGGTACGCGCAGGCGGTCGACGTCGACGTGACGATCCCGAGCGTGAACGCCGTTAGAATTTCCGTTAACATAGACGGCGAGACGGTATTCGAATTTAATCAGGCAGGGCCGACCCAATGATCCCAACAGTACCCACGACGGCACAAATCGCCGCGAACATAAAAGCACAGGTCGAGTCAAGCCTCGGCTTGGCGTCGGCACTCCTGCCCCGCGCATTCATTACCGTGTTGTCGAAAGCGCTGGCGGCTGTTGCCGTCGTACTTTACAAATTCGGCGGGTTCACGTTCTTACAAATGTTCGTACGCACCGCAACATACGACGAAGTGACGGTCAACGGTGTGACGTTCCGCCCGCTGCAGGAGTGGGGTCGACAGGTCGGCGTCACGGACCTTAAACGCGCGACGCAGGCCGAGCTAACCGCCGACGTGACCGTCAGCAGCCAGACAGGGAGCCTCTCCGCAGGCACACAGCTCGTCAACCGTGCGACAGGTGTCGTCTATATAATCACAGCCGAGGTACTGCTCGACGCGCCAGTCGTGTCGATCACCGTCAGAGCGTCCAACGACCCGAACGGCGAGCAAGGGCGCGGTGCCATCGGCAACATGAGCAACGGCGACGAGCTGTCGTTCGCGAACCCACTGGCCAACGTGGCGCAGACAGCAACGGTCACTGGCCAAACCACGACGGGGGCAAACGGCGAGACCGTTGCCGCCTACCGACAGCGCGTGCTTGACCGTTGGCAGAAACCGCCACAGGGGGGCGCGTACGCAGACTACGAACTGTGGGGTGAGGAAGCTGCGGGCATTTTGAACGTGTACCCATATACAAGCGCGCTGCCTGGTCAGGTCGACGTCTACGTCGAGGCCACTGTGGCGAGCAGCGGCAGCGCTGACGGCATACCGACCCCCGCGCAGCTTGAAGCCGTGCAGGCCGCCATCCAACTAGACGAGAACGGGCTGGCCAGTCGCCGCCCTGCAGGTGCGTTCGTGAACGTTTACCCAATCACGCGGACCGCTTTCACCGTGACCGTGACGGGCCTCGCAGCCCCCAACCTCGCGCAGGCCGAGACGGCCGTCACTAACGCCGTACAAGAATACTTCCGAGGCCGTGCGCCTTATATCGAAGGGCTGACGGTCCCACCTGCCCGCGACACCATCTCGCAGACAGCCGTCGCCGGTGCCGTCGAGGACGTGTTAACCGCGTTACAGGGCACCTTTTCGGGCGTGACGTTCCGCGCCACTGGGACGGGCTTCGACTTACAATTCTACGTACTGGGCGAGGGCGAAGCGGCAAAAGCGGAGGTCGTCGTGTGAAATATCTAAAGTTATACAAGCACCTGTTGCCGCGCGGCAGGGCGTGGTCCCTTATAGCTGATAAGCCGCTGCGCCGGTTTTTCCTCGGCCTTGCGCTGGTGTGGGAGAACGTCGAGCAGTACCTCGGCGAGATTTACTTCGATTTATTTGTCGGATCGACCCGCGCGCTTGACGAGTGGGACGAGCAATTCGGCTTTACGCAAAAGCTAGGCACCGGCTCGCGGCTCGCCCGTCTCTCGGCGGCTTGGAAGGCGTCCGGCGGGCAGTCGCCTCGATACATACAGGACACACTGCAGGCGGCAGGGTTCGACGTTTACGTTCACGAGTGGTGGGAGCCGGAGTTCCTGCCGGGCACAGCCATCGAGTACACCGGCACTAATTACATGCCTAGTCCGTTTGATCCGAGTGCGTGGGTCGCGGGGTTTGGGGAGATTACCACGATAACAGGGGAGAACCCTTCAGGCGCTCCAGATTATGGTCTTTTTGAAATAACAACAAACACCGGATTCGCTAAATTTTCCCTAAGCACGTCTAGGTTTAATGCCTTAGCTGGCGAGACTATATACGCTTGCGCGCTATTAAAACAAGCAAGTAGCGGCCCTGTGTCCACATATTGGCGTGTTAACACACTGGCAGGCGGTTTCCTCTCCGGCTTCGTAAGAAATATAACCGATGGTGATGGTGATAATTATACTTACACTGAACTGCCAGACGGATGGGTGTTGGTTTGCTACTCTTTTACGCTAGCCAGTGATGAGGACGACATAGGCTGTGACCTTATTATAAGAGATGCGGACGGGGTTACAGGCACAATCGGCACTGATGTTTATGTCCAGGCCGCATATTTTGGTAAATCTGAAGAAAGCCCCGCGACCCTCATTTCCCCCTTGCCTAACCCGAAATATACGCCACCCCCCAACCTGACGCCCCGCAACCCGTTGCTGTTGCTTGCCGACGACTCGCAGGATGTTGTGTACTACGTCGAGGCAGGCGAACCGCTGGCACAGGCAGGCGAACCGCTGGCACAAGCTGGGCAGGCCATAACGCCGGTCGGCTTTCCGCTGGTGAACAAGGTCACGAAAGTACTCACGGCAGGCGTCGAGGCAGGCGAACCGCTGGCACAAGCTGGCGAACCGCTGGCACAAGCTGGCGAAATTTTCGGGTACAGGTTCCGCCCCCGCACGTACGACCTGCCGACGGACCCTGCACTGTGGCCATACTTCCTGTATATTGGGGGTGAAAAGTTCGGGACGACCGCCAGCGTGGACACGACACGCCGCGCGGAGTTCGAACGCCTTTGTCTTAAAATCTGCCCGCTGCAGTTGTGGCTCGGCATGTTAGTCACGTACGAATAGGAGAGAACCTCATGGCTATAAACCCGGCCACACAATACCCCGGCAAGATCGACACGTCCGACCCGGACGGCTACCCCTACGGAAAGGCGCAAAACGTCGCGGTTTCCGGCGACGGCACAGGCACGCCATGGGAGAAGGCATTAATTAATGACCTATTCGGGCTCGGGCAAGCACTGCTCGGCGAGGCTGGTATCACACCAACCGGCACGCCTGACAAGGTCGGCGCGTCGCAGTACCTCGAGGCGATCCTGGGTCTCAAACGCAAAAACTATATAATTAACCCGTCGATGGCGGTTAGCCAGGAAAACGGGGACGGGCCTACAATCGTAGGGAGCACCCCGGTCTACATAGCGGACGAGATAACCGCTGCGAACACCTCGGGGACGGGGTCGCTGACGGGTACAAGGGGGGCCGCTGACGGGCTTCGGACCGTAAAAGTGACGGCAGGCTCCGCCGTGACAGACTTGTCGGGGGTTAAGATAGCCGGGCGTTACGAGCGCCGTTTCGAGACGCAGAACGTGCTCGGCCTTAACTCGAAAACGGTCGTGTACTCGGCAAAGATAACCACTAATTTCTCGGGGAAAATCCCTATCGCATTTCGCAGGATAGCGCCCACTCGGACGTATATTGTAGACGTGGACGTGGTCTCAGGCGAGAACACCGTGTCGGTGGTCGTACCTTTCGAGGCGAACACCGTATCGGGCGACGCCGACGGTCTGGGCTTTCAATTGCGCGTAGCAGGGTGCAACGAGGGCACGTTCCAGACGTCGACGACAGGTGTGTGGCAGGACGGGGACTTTATCAGCACGGACCAGTCTACGCAGTGGGTTAAGTCAGCTGGTGACTTTGTGGAAATTACCGCGGAAAAACTAGAAGAGGGCACCGTCCCGAGTGTGTTCGAGCCTAACAGCTACGCCACTGACTTGGCGGAGTGCAAGCGGTATTTCGAGCGCATGCAATCGTTTGCCGCCGACGAGACGGTGCTCGGCATCGGCCACGCGACGTCCTCGACTGTTGTGTCTGCGCCTTTCTATTATACCGAGAAAAGAACAGTGCCCGTTATCATCGGGGTCCCCACTGCCGGGGCGTTTCTAATCAGACAGGTGTCGGGCTTGAACAACCCCGCCACGTTCACAAGCTCCTTCGACATCGGAGTGAAAGCCGCGGCGGCCGCGGTGACTCGAACCACGGGCACGCATTCCGTAGGGGATACATTCTTTTTGGCTTTTGAGAACGAAAGCGGGCGCTACATAGACATTAACGCGAGGCTGTAGAGTATGAAGTACACAAACCCCGAACACACACAAGCGACGCACGGTAATTCAAGCGGCCCCGTCGCGGACTTGCTCCGCCTCGGGTACGTTACGCAGGACGACATCGACAACGCCGAGCCGTTCGAGACGCAAAGCGAGTTAGTCGACAAACAGGTCGACGCGCTGGTCGGGCACTTGGAGGGATACGCCAACGCCATCGCACGCGACAAGGGGTATCCGTCCTATTACGAGATGCGCACACTACACGACTCGACAGTGCCTCGCGTCGCGGCGGAAGCGCAGCGGATGCGCTGGCTAGCCGACGAGCTGGTCCTGTATCGCGACGCCGTTGTGGCGTCCGGCACGCTGCCGACGCTTGACGAACTGGCTGCGAGTCATCCAAAATGGGACGACTACCCCGGCGAGGCGTGAACATGTTGGACCTAAAAACGAGAGTAATAGAAGGGATAATCGACCGGGAGGGCGGCTTCGTTGACGATCCGCTCGACTCGGGCGGTGCGACGAATTGGGGTGTGACCGAAGCGGTCGCACGGGCTGCCGGGTATGGGGGTCTCATGGCCGACATGCCGCGCTCGGTTGCTTTCGAGATTTACGTCGGGCGGTACTGGGACAGCGTAGGGGGCGACCAGCTCGCCGACATGTCCAACGCTATCGCCGAGGAAGTCGTCGACACTGCCGTCAACATGGGGCCGACCCGCGCAGGGACGTTCCTGCAGCGAGCCCTAACCACTCTTAACAACCGCGGCCGCTTGTACCCCGACCTAGTCGTCGACGGTCAAATCGGACCCGCAACACTGCGCGCCCTTGCTGCATACCTGGCGCACCGAGACGAGCGCATTCTCCGCCGGGCGCTGGACTGCCTGCAGGGCGCCGCGTACGTTGAACTGGCCGAGCGCCGCGAAAAAGACGAACGCTTCCTGTACGGCTGGCTATCCCACCGAGTGGGGGCATTATGAGCGCAGACTTTATACCCCGCCCCGAATTTGAGGCAGTAACCCGCGCAAACAACGAGATCGTGTCGACTAAGTTCGACGCCGTTGTGACGCAGTTGGTCGCCATGAATGAGAACATGACCCGCATGCACAGCGACATGGAGAAGCTTGTCGGGCAGTATGCCGTCCAAACCAATGACCTCGCAATCGAAGTCCGACGCCTCGCAGAGGAAGTGCGCGACGGGCTGACGGTCGACCGTGAAATGGACGGGAGGCTGCAAGTCATCGAAAAAAAGATCAAGAACCACGAGGACGACGTCCGCTCAATAAAACGGGCAGTGCTCGGTGGTTTTGTCCTATTGCTCGCGGGGGTGTTAGTTGAGCACCTCCTCTCGTGACGTGATACACGTCCTGCAGCGCTGGCGTGTTATTCAAAACGTCGGCTTTCTGTTCGTGTGCTGGCTGGCGTACGACTTCCACACCATGTACGTCGGCGGGTTTGCTGAGTGGAAGGAGTGGCAGCACGCCGGTGCGTTCGCGTATATGGGTGCGCTTGTCGGTGCGATCAAATTAATGTACGAGCACGTACGTCTACCTGTTGAGCGGGACCATGATTAAAATATACGCGGGTGTTTTGGTGGTGGGGTTTGTGGCCGGTTGGACCGTCAACCAGTGGCGCATCGACGCTGGGCACAACCAGGCGCTGCAAGACGCCCGCAAGATCGAACAACTCGAGCAGGATCGCGCCGACGCATTAGGTCGCGCCGCTGCCGCCGAGCGCGCTGCCCTCGAGGCCGAGGGGCGTGTCATCATTAAAGAGGTTATCCGTTATGCTGAAAGCGATAGCGCTGGGCGCTGTGATCTTAGTGGCGACTGGCTGCGCACACACAATCAAGCCGCAGGAGTGCCCGAGACCGGCGCAACCCCCGGCGGAACTGCTAGCACCTCCGACACCGTTGCAACCGATGTCGACGCGCTCCGTGTCGTGACGGAAAATTACGCAATTTGCCGGGAGAACATGCGCCGCCAGGAGGCGCTCGTCGAATGGTTTACCTCCCGTAACGACTGACATAATCGTCCTCGGTCGGACCCGTCTTGTGTAACTCACACCACACCGAACTCCCCGCCCTGTGCGGGTGCGTCAGTCCTGGGCAGTGGCACACGTTGTAGACGCCTGTTCGCGTCGTCAACTCTTTGGTTCTGTGCATGTCCAGCCGCCAATCCACCGCCCCGCACGACTTGCACGCAGGCGGTCGGGTGTATAGCCACAGCTCTCTCGCCAGCGAGGCGCGACCCCTGCACGACCCGCAGCGGTAATGCTTGCGCCGCCGAGGCTTGCCGCCGAGTTTGAGCTGGTACTCAACGGCGCGGACCTCCCAGTTCACGACGTCCTCCCCTTGCACGTCGGCCCTGCATACCAGTCGGAGTCGCCACACTTTGCGCAGTGGTCGCCGTCCCACTCGTGCGACTGCGGGGTGCTGACCGCTTTCATGCGCACATACCACTCGACCGACTCGGGCTGGTCGGGGTCGTTGGCCTTGCCGACGTACCGGCGAGGGGGTAAACCGGCGGCAAGCATGTACTTGCTTAGTCGCGCGTGGTCCTGTGGCAGGTCCAGGTTGGCGAGCAGCACATCGAACGCCACCACAGCGAGTCGCAGTTCGTCGTGTTCTACCTCGTCGCCACGGCGGACCGCGTCGACAATTTCGTCTAATGTTCTCATGTTGATTAATCCTTTTGATACCGTTTGTGTTCCCAGCCTGCCGCCTTTAACGGCCACCACTGGCACCATGTCGGCGGGTGCGCCATGATCTGGCACAAGTCGTCGACGTTGTAGCGTGGGTCGTCCGGCACTTCGGCACAGCCCTCGTCGTGCGTGTGCATGACAATCGGATACCCTGCCGCTTCTGCACGCAGCAGCGCCTCGGCTTGTATGTCTCGGCTCACGGCCTGCACCACGTTCTCGAACAGTCTCCCGCCGTACGTCTCCAAGCGCTGCCAGCCGACCGCACCTTTCATCGGGTTAGAGTTGTACCCCATAAACGTGATCGAGTGCGCAGGGCCCCTCCGCAGCTTGTCCTCGATAGGTACGAGGCGCGGTTCGTGGTAGTGCAGGAAGCGGCCGGACGGCAGCCTGCAGAACAGAACGTCGTCACGCACGAAATACGATATGTCGTAATGCGTGAACTCGTAACCCGGATACATGATCGCCTGCATGGCACAACCCTCGAGGCCGTGCAGTTCGTGTTTATAATCCCACTTGCCGGGGCCGCACCACTTGTACTCGCCGCCCCACATTTCGACGATCTCGGGGGAGGCTTCCCGCCATGCTAGTATTTGGCGCTTTATCTCGTCGTCATCCATATCCGCCCCGAAGTTACGCCACGCGCCGACCCAGCCGCCGTACCCGCTCGCCAGCTCGGCGACCTTGCCGATTTTCTTGCGGTCGGGGTGCGCCATGCCGTGCTCTTTTTTGTACGCGTCGTAAACCTCGAGCGGCGTGCCTGTTATCTTAGACGCCGACATCTCGTAAATTTTGCCATGCGTAGCGAACACGTCGATCCGCCATTGACAGCGCGACAAGCAAGCCGCGGCGACTGCCTCGATGGCCGAGAAGTCAACACACACGAATTTTTTCCCCTCCGCTGCCATGAACATCCCGCGCAGGCAGCCGCACAACGTCGCGACCACCGTGCCCCAGTACCATTCGACCGCCGCGAGTTCACCGGTGCGTATGTCCGCGATGGCTTGCTCGACGCATTCGATGGTCCACTCGGGCGCGGGCTCGACAGCCCAGTCCGGCGCGCCGCACCGTGGGCAACCCGTGGCGGCGTGGTGTGCGCCGAAGTACTGCTCACAGTCCGCGCAGCTTGCCGTTTTAGGGCCTTTCGACGTTATGTTCTGCAGTTGCACGCCACCCGCCGACCACCGTCCCGTGCGATCCGCCCCGCAGTATGAGTACTGGTCACGCAGGCGACCGTCGCTGGACACCTGCAGTTTTAGGGACCGCAGCTTTTTGACGTTGGCGGACGCAAGTGCCTCTCGAATCTCGAGCACCTCACGGGCGGCAGCAGGTATGCCCTCCGACTTGAGGGCGTCGCGCACCGCTTCGGCGTCGAGGCTTGGCAAGTGAACACCGACGGACGCGAGCCAGGCAAGCAGCTTGGCCACTTCGGACGCGCTGCCCACCGCACCGCCCGTCACTTCGGCGAGGCGCTGTGTGTACTTGCGCTCGGCCTGCCCTAAGATGTCGAGAGCGGCGTCGAGTGTGACGGTGTCGACCCGTACGCCGCGTATGTTGATTTTTTGATCCATGCGCCACACCGGCAGCTCGTAATCGGTCAAGTCGGGAATAAGGGCCGCCGCATGGTCCTCGGCGGCGACGTCCTGTTCGTTGTACGCATAGAAGTCGACGAAGTCCTGCCACGCGGTCGCGGGTGTCCAGCGGACGTCCGGACGGCTTTTCGTCGGAGTGTGGGGTCGTGTTAGTTTTTGGATCAATCGTTTCCCGTCGCTTAACTTGTCCGCCGTGCCGAGCACCTGCGCCGCTTTGCCTAGTGCGCCCGGCATGCTGTACCGGCGCGACTTGGCCATGGCGCAAAAACACTGGTCGATTTGAAGGGGTGGCCACCCTAGCTTGCGCACGGCGACAAGGTTCCAGATATAAAACTCGAAAGTTATGTTCCACGCCTCAATCGCGCCGCCTCGGGCTATGTGGTCGAGCAGGTCGGCAGGGTACGGCGTACCAGGCAGCCAACGGCGTCGACCGCGCCCGTCTTTTAAATCATAGGCTAGCGACAGTATCTCGCACGACGGGTGCTCCGCGTAGACAGGCGTGCCCACTACAGGCAGGCCGCCTTTGCCGCTGGAACCCGCACCGCGCACTTTGCCGGTGTGCGGGTCGATCACAAAGCCCGCCTCGCTGTAGGTCTCGAAGTCCATAGACGGGAGCACTGTCGACACCCCTGTCGTCGTGGCGATCCGTGTGCCTGCAGGCAGTCGGGTCGGGTCAACGCCGCAGTCGCCCCACTCGCCGACAAATATGTGGCCGGTGTCGGGGTGTTCTATTACTTGTTTGCGCATCGCGGGTCCCCTCCCCATATAAACGCTAGAGCGCGGAACGACGTCGCGATTTTGCCGCGCAAGGTCAACCGGCCCATGTCGCAGATATACGTCGCACTGCGGACCACCTGCGGGGCGGCGGATTTGGAACGAGCGAGAACCAAGTCCCTGTTGAAAGTGAGGACCATGTCACCCGACATGTCGAGCACCTGCCGGCCTTTCTCTTTGTGGAAGTGCATACCAGTCACCTTTTTAGAAAAGAAAGCCCGCCGGAGCGGGCGGGAGTGCTACTGCGGCAGGTAGTCCGTAGACTGTTGGGGTGCTTGGCCGTAAGCCGGCGCGCCGCCTTGTGGCTGTTGGCCGTAAGCTGGTGGCTGTTGCTGTGGCG